GCGTGTGATGTGGAAATTACAGATAAACAGCGCCGATTCTGCAATGAATACCTCTTAGACTACAACGCGACCCGTGCCGCAATTCGGGCAGGGTATAGCGAATCAACGGCGGCTGAACAAGGCGCAAGGTTGTTAAGAAATGTTAAGGTTCAAACTGCATTAAAAGAGGCAAACACCCAAAAGGCAGACGAGCTGAACATAACACGCAATCGGATTTTAAGAGAGCTGGCGGTTATTGGGTTTTCAGACATTGACGATTACACAATAGACGAATCGGACAATGTGAGTTTAGAGGGTTTTGCTCCGAGAAACGCGAAACGCGCCATCGGATCAATCAAGCGCCGCCGAATTATTAAGCGCTTTAAGGACGAAGAAGTGGAGACAGTCGAGGTTGAGCTTCGTCTTTGGGACAAAATCAAGGCGCTCACAAAATTGGGCGAACACCTCCAACTATTCAAGGATGATAATGCCGAAACAGACCTCGAACCGCTAAAACAGTTATTTGAAAAGTTAAATGCTACTAAGCCCGAAACAGAGTAACGCCTATCATTTTTCAGACAAGCGCCTAAACATCGCACACGGTGCAGTCAGATCAGGTAAAACGGTTGCGTTTCATTACAAATGGCTTGACTTCCTTTTGCACGGCGCTCATGGTCAAACGCTCATGGTCGGCAAAACAGTAACAGCGTTAGAGCGCAATGTTTTGAGACCGATGCAGGAATTGTTTGGCGCTCGTTATGTGCAATACTCGATCTCTACGAAAAAAGCGACGATTGCAGGGCGCATGGTTGATTTAGAGGGCGCAAACGACGAAAGGAGTGAAGGCAAGATTAGGGGTATGACGTTAGGAGGTGCTTTATGTGATGAGGTCAGTCTCTATCCCGAATCGTTTTGGCAACAGCTTTTAGCACGAAACAGCGTAAAAGGTGCGCAGATATTTGCCACTACCAACCCCGATAGTCCGAATCACTGGTTGAAGACGAGTTACTTGGATAGGGAAGGTGAATTGAATCTACGCTCGTTTCATTTTAGCATTGACGATAATCCTTTTTTGGATGCCGAATATGTGAAAGCCTTGAAATCTGAATATGTCGGATTGTGGTACAAGCGCATGATTTTGGGCTTGTGGGTTGTAGCAGAAGGCGCGATTTACGACATGTTCTCGGACGATTTTGTAACAAACGAATACGAATCCGACGGCAAATTCTGGGCCTCGATTGATTACGGCACGGCAAACGCTTTTTCCGTGTCGCTCTTTACAAAAGACAAGCGTACAGGTAAAATTATTCTTTTCGATGAATTTTACTACGACAGCAAGGAAAGCGGAAGACAACTTACGGATTCGATGTATGCGGATCGGCTCATTGATTTCATTGAAGGCAAGGACGTTGATGTGATCTATATAGACCCAAGCGCACTTTCCTTCTACAACGAATGTGCAACCCGAAGCCTTCCGATGGCACACGCAGACAACAGCGTTTTAGACGGCATCCGTTCAGTTTCGACGGCATTGGGCAAAAACGAAATGATAATTGATCCGAAATGCAAACATCACATAACAGGCTTTCAGTCCTATTTGTGGGATGCAAAGGCGCAGAAATTAGGAATTGACAAGCCTTTGAAAAAAGACGATCACGCAATGGATTCATTTAGGTACGGATATTACACCTACTCGAAAAAACAAAGTCTAATATGGTAAAGGCGATAATTAAAGACGGCAAAACGCTCAAAACGATCAGCTTGGCAAATGCGACGTATGCCGATCTTTTTGGCATTGAAAAAAGCACCCAAAGCGTCCAGACGTTATATCACCACGTCGGATTTATGCGAGCATGTGCTGAAAAGCGTGCCACCGCGTTGTCGTTACTGCCATACACGATTTACAAGCAAGGCACAGACAAGCCACTTTACAGGCAAGACGATACAGATCACCCAAAGGCGATTCAATGGCTGATTGACCTGCCGATCTTGCTTCGCCTGTTTGATATGTCTTTGACGCTTGCCGATGGTGCATTTGCTATTAAAGAGCAGTCTGGTACAACAATCACTGGGCTACACTACTGCAATCCCAATACAATTACACTTGTACAGGGCAAGAATGGCGAGATCACGCAGATACAGCACACACAGCACGCATCGGTACAGTCCTACGCCTTAGAAGATGTAATCAACATTTATCAGCCCAATCCCTACAAAGAAGTGGGCGGAATTGATAGCCTGCTTTCCTCCTTGGGCGTTTCGGCGGCGGCGGCGGCAAGCGTGATCTATAACCTAACAGACTTCTTTTCCAAATACACCAAAGGCGGCATGATCAAGCCAACGTTTTTGAGCGTCGATACGGGAAACGGAACGATCATTCCAAAGGAGGAAAAGGAGCGGATCAAAAGCCTGTGGCGGCGTATTTGGGGCAGTCGTTTTACGTCAGGCACAACTGAAATTCTATCCACGGCGGTCAAGCCCGTGACAGTTGGCGAAGGTATTGCCGATTTGAAAGGGACGAATCTCACGCCCGAACAGAAAGAGGAAATTGCCGCCGCGTTTGGCGTACCGGCTTCTCTTGTTTTGCCTAACGCCGCAAATTTCGCAACCGCCGAAAAAGACGAAGAGAATTTTTACGAACTAACGGTTTTTCCCGCCGCTTTGTTTTTGCAAAAGGAGCTAAACCGACAACTGTTCGCACAGGTTGGGCTTGAAATCGAATTTGATTTTGATAAAACGCCTGTACGTGCTAACCGATTTTTGAAAAGAGCCACGAGCCTGCAAATGCTAACAGGCGGCGTTCCTGTTCTTACACAAAATGAAGCGCGTGAAATGCTCAATCTCGATCCGCTTGCATTTCCGCAATCGCCTTCGGATAACCCGATTGTCAAGGCTGAATTACGAAATTGGAAGCGCATTGCCCAAACAGGGCGTGAGTTCAAGACGATTCATGTTCCAGACGAAATTGCGGTTGTGATCAGGGAGCGGCTTGCGGCAAAAATGGCGATCGAGAAAGCGTTTGAGCCGCCTTATGAGGTTTTTTAAAGAGTACGGGCGACAGCGCAGGCGATCCGTACCTAAATGAAATTGAGCGCAACCGAGCGGAATATCAGGCGGCACTGGTGGCGGCGCTGTTATTAGAATTTGAACGCTTCATTGATGATGCGATTGAGCGCCAAAAAATATCGGATACCGAAGCTATGAAAACGCCGTCGAGAATGGAATCTGTACTAACTGACGCATATTTGGCAATCATTCCTGCATTTGCACTACTGACATGGAATAGCCTCACTCAAAGCGCGGTTTTGCTTGATTTTGTAGCGTTGGCAAACACCTATATCAGCCAAAATGTTCGTAGGATTGCCCAAACAATTGATGGGTACACACGCGAGATCATGCAGTCAATATTTGAGTCAGGTAGTACCGATGTAAAAGGCGATTTCATGCAAACAGCCGAGACGCGTGCTGTTCGGATAGCAGAAACCGAAACCGTGTCAGCATCGAACGCAGGTGTACATATCGGCGGCGATGCCTACGATCAAATTAGTATCGACACGCTCGAAAAAGTTTGGGTTTCAGTTTTGGATAACAGGGTTCGCGATGCCCATAGAACAGCAAATGGGCAGGTAAAAATATCAACAGACCCATTCGAGGTTTGGGGTGAAAAGCTAATGTTCCCCGGCGACCGCTCTTTAGGCGCAAGTGCTCGGAACGTCATTAATTGCAGGTGTACCATAAAATACAGGAAAAAAGATGAGCTTAATTAAATTTTCAGGCGAAGTCAAAAGTTTGGGCGATGGCCGCTTTGGTGGCTATCTCATCCGCTTTGGCGATGAAAACAATACCGATCTTGAAGGCGACTTCTTTGCCACAGATACCGATTTAGGACAGTACAAATCCTTGCCTTTGATGTACAATCACGGCATGGATAAAACGCTTAAATGCGCCGCTTTAAAGTCCGCAACAGGTGAGAGTATTATGCTAACACACGTAAAAACTGATGATATTGGGCTTTGGTATGAGGCGCAAGTAAACCTTGCCAATGCCTACCAAGCGAAAATCAATGATCTTGTAATAGAGGGAAAGCTTGGCTTTTCATCGGGAGCGGCTGGGCATACCGTTGTGCGCGAGCCTGTTGGCAAAGCCTTTAAAATTGCCCAGTGGTTTTTGAGCGAGGGTAGTTTGACCCCAACACCCGCCGAGCCTCAAAATATTGTTGAAGAGGTTAAATCTGTGCCATTGGGCGAATTGGATATTGCAAACTCACTTTCGCGGCGAGTTTCTCGCATTCGGGAAGTGTTTTACAATACGTTCCGTGATAGTGAATTTTACTGTTACTATGTATGCGAAGTGTTTGAAAATGCTGTTTTATTCGAGCGTGAATGTTATTTGCCTAATCAATATACAGAAGAATACTTCGCAGTATCCTTTGAGGAAACGAACAACGAAATCGTATTTGGAAGCGACCTTGTTAAGTACGAAAAACAGATTATTTGGAATCAAACCGAATCGAAAGCCCTAAAATCAGGATTTCGCGAAGCGTCAGGGAATGACGGCGAAAACGACGGATGGAATGAGGTTCGACAACTCATAAACGAGATAAAGACAAAGAAATAAGTCTTTATCTAACTTCTAACTTTAAACTAAAAAACATAATGAAAAAATTATTTTCACTTCTTTTAGCATTTGCTGCATTTGCTGTTATAGGCATGGTCGCAATGTTTGTTACCAACTTTGGTAATGAATTTAACCCAATTTTGTCTCTCTGTGTCGAGTACACAAAGGGCTTTACAGGACACACCGACGTGGGTGGAATGGGACACGGCATTGCCGTTGCCGCCTCCATGCTCGGACTTGCACGGATTGCGCCAAAAGAAGAAGCAGCTAAAGATAAAGGCGCAATGCCCGAAGATGTAATTGCATCGCTTAAATCGCTCGTCGAAAAGCCTGACGGGTTCACGGATGAGCAGAAAGCGCAAATTGCAGAAATCGCAAAAGCCGAGACTAAAACTGTAAAGGCTGGATTTGGGACTAATGTCGTAAAAGCTGTTGGCGATCCTGAAAGCGTCACAAAAGCGTTCAAGGGTTATTTGCTCGGAAATGTATCTGGCGAGCAATACAAAGGCATTATGAAGGAGGAAACAAAAGCCTCTAACGATACCGACATGAATGTCGGTACAAGCGCCGACGGCGGATACGCAGTACCAACAGGGCATTATAATGGCATCATCGCAAAGAAAAATGAGAGCGCTCTTGCTCAAAAACTTGGAGTACTGCAAATACCGGGTACAGGTACGACCGTAAATGTGCCTGTTGAAACAGGATCGGCAAACGTACTTGTATCGACAGCCGAAACAGTAGCTTACGACCGTGATGCACCTGTTTTGGCGCAAAAGGCGATGACGCTTGTTAAGTACACGAAAAAGATTCCGATTAGCGAGGAATTGATTCAGGATGAGGATTCCCGCTTATTTGAGTTCCTTAACAACTACGTCGGACGTGCATTTGCCTTGACGGAAAACGGCTTACTTGTCACAGAGGTTTTGACAAACGGTTCAAGTTTACTTACAACTGCATCCGCTACGGTCGCAACAGCCACCGAAATTAAATCTATTCCCTATTTGATTGCCGATGGCTACGACGAATCCGCCTTTAAATGGGTAATGCGCCGCGCAACAGAAGGTACTATTCGAGGGATGCAAGGCACTGTATTCTTGTTCGACGAAACGCCTAACGGAACAGCTAACACGCGCAATATCAGCGGATACCCTGTATTCCATGCGGCGGCGGCGGAAGCCTATGGCACAACAGCCAAGAAATTCGCTCTGTTTGGTGATTTTTCAAGCGTCGGACAGCGTTCCGCGCCGCAATTCACTGTACTTCGTGACCCTTATTCAGCCGCCGACACTGGACAAATCGTGCTTCGGTACTCAATGCGTACCGTGTTCAAGGTTTTGGATAGTTCGGGCGTTGGGTACGCTAAACACGCATAACATTTCATCATCAAGGTGGGCTTGAAGCTCACTATCCTCCGATACCTTGCGCTCTTTTTAGGTTTAGGGCGCAAGGTGTTATTGGGGTAAAACAACTACTGATATGAAAGTAAAGGCTATCAATAGTTTCGCATCGTCAGATAGACACTACGCCGATGGCGAAATATTTACCTTGCCCGAAGGCGTGGATTGGCTCGAATGCGGATTAGTCGAATTAGTCGAAGAACAGCCCAAACAAGAAGTTCCTAAGCCTAAATCCAAGAAAAAAAATGACCCTCAAACAACTTAGTACGCCAAACGAAATACTTGCCACATTGCCAGAGGTGAAAAACGCCTTGCGTGTAGATCATGCCTTAGATGATGCACGTATTGAGTCGCTCATTAAATCGGCATACCGATACATTTGCGCCCGTTGCTCACGGGCGATCCATGAAACAGAGTACGAAAATGTATTCACGGTTTGGGATGCACTCACTTTAAGCCCGGCACCTGTTCTGGATGTATCATCCGTTCAAGCAGTAAGCGGAAATACAGTTGAGGATATTGACGAATTTAAGATCGTAGGGCAAACGCTTGTACTTACAAACGGATTTCCTTCGGGTCAAGGCGAGGCTTCACCTTTGGTTCGTGTTCTATTCACGGCGGGATATGCCGAGCCTCCAGAAGCGTTCAAAATCGCTCAAATTGAGGTTGTGAGAGCGTGGTACGATAGCAGTAGCCTAAATGTAGCGCATTCTATTTTGTCACCTTTTCGATACGACTACTTATGACACTCGATACACGCATTCAAATACAAGGCGAGCAATCTATACCCATTGGCGGCGGCGCTGTCACCAAGACTTGGATCGATCTCGCCGAAGTTTGGGCGAGCCTCAAGTATAAATCGGGTGTTCAGCGTTTTGAAAACGGTCAGGAACTGGCTTACGAAACAGTGACGATTACGATCAGAAAGCCCGTTCAAGGTGTAACGCCTACGACGGATATGCGTGTCATTGACGGCGAAACAGTTTTTGAAATCAGGGGCATTGAAGGACACGAAGCTCGTTCCAATTTCTATAAACTAAACTGCACAAAGCATGAGTAGCGTTCAGGTTTCAGGTATTGAATCTACGATCGCAGGCATTAAAAGGCGCTCGGTAATGGCTTCAATCAGAGTCAAAGCCGAATGTGCTATCACGGCGGCAGAGATTGAGCAGACAGCTAAACTATTGGTGGCTGTGGATACTGGCAAGCTAAAAAATTCAATTCACACTGAAGACAAAGGCGGCGTAGAAATACTTTTTCATGTGTCGGCAAATACGGACTATGCCATCCATCAGGAATTTGGCACGTCACGCATGAGAGGGCGAGCCTTTCTAAGACCCGCCGTTTTGGCATCGAAGATTGGACACATCGAACGCATAAAACAGGCATTAGGATGAGTTGGAACTTACAAAAAACGATAATCGAACGACTTGGCGCATTTGAGGCGACGGCTGAATATGTTGTTACTGACAATGTGAAATGCTCTCTCCCATTCATTCGGTATGGGCAAACATTTTCTACACAGATCGGCGGCAAGGAAAGCCGTGCCTATTCTGAACGTGTTCAACTTGACTTCTTTACAGGCGATGATGCAGGCGCTCGGACGGTTCGGCAAATGATGGATGCGGTACGTGATGCCCTTTCGGCATTTACACCCGATTTATCGCCCGAATGGTTCTGCCCTGATCCACCACTCGAAACATTGGCGCAGGTGCTAACCGAATATAACGAGGGGAAAACGATTTATCACGGAATTTTGGTCTATCAATATTTTACCCAAAAACAGTAAACATTATGGCAACAGAATATTTAGGCGGCTCGTTTGTGCTTCAATCTGGTGGCACAGTCATCGGTGGACGCAAAGGAGCCTCAATCAATTTTAAAAACGAAACCCTCGATGTAACCGACGCAGGCGGTGCATGGAAGGAATATGTTTCAGGCGCTCGAGACTGGGAAGTCCCACTTGACGGCTCATACATAGTCGGCGGGGAAAAAATCACGGGCTGCCCATCGGTGCAGATTGCGCCCGATGGTGGCACGCTCTACCAAGTGAACACAATCAAAAAAGCGACGCTCAACCTTAGTGCCGACGCGATTGTGGTCGCTAATTGTTCAGCAAGCGGGTTCAAGAAAAAACTGATGAACAGCCGCAAGGCTGAACTTCAACTCGAATTTGACATGGACTCAAGCGAGCCTTTCTTGGCGGCGTACACGCTTTGGAAGGCGGTTTACCTTGCAGGCGGAAAATTTGATATTGCCTTGGGCTTTGGCGGCACTACCTACACAGGCAAAGGCATTGTGACGGAATGGAATACAAGCATGTCGGGCGAAGAAGTATCTGCCGCAAGTGTGAAGTTTGACATTTCAGGTGCACTCACGCGGGGCGGAGCCTCGGTTGATACAGGCTTGGACACGCTTTTGTCTGCATTTTTTGCAAGCCCAATGACACCCATCACGTTTACTACGGTGAACGCAAATGCGAGCGTACATGATTTTACAGGTCAAACCTACCTCACTGCCTTTTCCGTTTTGGGAGGCTTTGGGGAACTTACATCATTTTCGGGCACGTTGTCGGGCGCAGGCGCTTTGACCGTTGCTGTTTAATCCATCAGCCCAAGTCTTTAGCTTGGGCTAAACCTCTATGATGATGAATAATACTATTGAAATCAGTGGCAAAACCTACGAATTAAAGCTCACATTTGGGTCGCTTTCGTTCTTGATAAAGCGTGGCGTTTCCTTTAGTGATCTTAATGAGATTGATCCGCTTTTACTGCTTCAATCCATGCTATTGCACGAAAAAACTGTGACTGTTGAAGAATTAGAAGCTACTCCAGCAACTCATTTTGTGAGCGTAATCAAGACTTTCGGCGAAGGCATGGGCGTAGGCTTGGGAAAGCAAGAGAAGCCGAAGCAGAATTAGATTTAGATGAGTTCCAACGCATTGCGCTTGGGATTCATGGTTATCGCCCGTTTGAATTTTGGGCATTGTCGCCTCGTGAATTTATCCTTATGAGTCAAGGCTATGAGATCAAGATGAAAATGCTTTCCTACGCCGTAAACCGTGCGATCATGGGCGACGACAGCGCTAAACACGAAACAACTGAATCCGAATTTGACCGAATCTTAGCCGATTACAATCAAGCCGAAATCAACCGTTCAACCAATAAAACGATATGACCGTAGACCAAATTTATGTCGCTATCCGAGCCGACATCAGCGACTTTCAGGCAAAATTAGATCAGGCGACCCAAGGTATTCGTCAGATGGGCGATCGTATGCAAGAAATTGGCGGGGCGCTCACAAAGGCTTTGACCTTGCCGCTCTCTCTAATTGGCGGCGCTGCAATCAAAGCCGCTACTGACATGGATAGTCTCGAACGTGGACTAACGGCAGTCATGGGCGGCGCAGACGCGGCGCGCAGTGAGCTGGCAAAATTAAAGGACGTGGCAAAGTTACCCGGTCTTGGATTTAAGGAGGCTATACAGGGTTCGATCAATCTACAGGCGGCGGGGTTTTCGGCTGACCAATCTCGCAAATCGTTGCAGGCATTTGGCAACGCCCTCGCAACGGTTGGAAAAGGCAAAGCAGAGCTTGACGGCGTTGTCTTGGCTTTGGGGCAAATTCAATCAAAAGGCAAGGTTTCGGCTGAAGAGATCAATCAGATCGCCGAGCGTGTGCCCCAAATCCGTAAGGTTATGCAAGATGCCTTTGGCACAGCCGACACGGAAATCTTGGGCAAAATGGGTATTCAGACGGAAGAATTTGTAACCAAGGTAACAGACGAGCTTAGCAAACTTCCACCCGTGACAGGTGGCATGAAAAACGCCTTTGAAAATGCAGGCGATACGATATTTATTTCTCTTACTCGGATTGGAACAGCAATCAATAAAAATTTTGATATTGAGGGCAAATTAGCAAAGGTAAGCGAAGTTGTTGATAATCTCACGAAGCGGTTTGAGGCGCTTTCCCCTCAAACCCAACAAGTCATTTTAACTATTGCGGGTGTTGCCGCGGCAATTGGACCCGTTTTGTTGGCTTTGGCAGGGTTCGTCAAGGCAATCGCATTCATTCAAGAGGCTATTTCCGTTGCATCGGCGGCGATTACGGCGTTTAGCGCGCCTGTTGCCCTTATCGTTGCGGCTGTTGCGGCGGCGGCTTATCTGATCGTGACTAATTGGGACTCGATCAAGGCGTATTTCGAGGGCGATGGTAAGGCGATGTTGGATAATTTTGCCGCGCTTTGGACTACGCTAAAGGAAACGGTTTCGGCGGCAATGGAGACGGTTTCGCTCATTGTTGGAGCTATACTGAACAGGTTACGGGCATTTTGGGCAGAATGGGGCGACGAAATAATGATCGTGGCAAAAACAGCCATGTCATTTATCCAAAACAATATCATCTATGCCCTAACGATCATAAAGGACACGTTCAAGTTTATATCGGCGGTCATTAAGGGCGATTGGTCGGGCGTGTGGGACGCAATTGTTCAAATCACAACCGACCAAGTTGGGTTTGTTGTGAAGCAGGTTAAAAATATGGCAGATGGCATCGTCTCGCTCATCCGCTCGATGTTTACTGACGTAAAAAGGCAGTTTCCAGAGCCAATGAGTTCGCATGACAAAAAGCCATTTCCAGAACCGATGAGTTCCCATGACCCAGCGAATGCTCCTAATACGCCCAATACCTCCGTGCGTACACCATCTACGCCAAAGCCCAATACGCCAAGACGTACTACACCAGCTCGCACAAAAGCAGACGATATTCGAGATGTTGCAAATTCCTTTAACGACGCTCTTGCAACAATTGAGCGCAAAAGGAATGCCCTTGATTTTGATTTATTTCCTCGATCTCAAGAGTTACAGAACAAAATATCGGCGGCGCAATCGGCTCTCGATGGTTTTTTCAGAAACGGACTAACGGGCAAGGATAACCGGGTTAAGGAAGCCATTACCTTGTTAGAGAATTTTCAATTTCAACTATCCGAGATTGGAAATGTCGCAAGGATTAAGGGTACAGAATTGGGCGACCGCGTGAAGGTCTCTGTTGCCGACGCTCTTGAAGGGGTCAATATTGCCGACCCTATTATTGAGCAATTTGATGCTGTTTCATTACGTGCAAACATCATTTTTGCCGAAATGGGGCAACAATTAAGAGATAGTCTTTCAGGAGCAGGGTCAGATTTTGCGGATGTATTCGCAGGCGCAATCAGTCAGTTTATTGTGTTTCGCAAGGAAATCACTGCAACGAGCGAAAGTTGGAAAAATTTCTTGGACGATTTCAGAAATAGCCTTCGCAGTGCTGTTGCAGATGCAGTTAAGGAGTTGGTCAAGGTTGCTCTTATTGGGTTGGCTAAAACGGCTGTAAATGCCCTCACGGGCGGCAGTGGCGGCTCTATCTTGGGCGGCTTACTAAGTACTACCAATATCACAAAAAGCGCAGCGAGCGCGCTACAAGCCCGCCAAACCGTTATACAACCTGTGGCGGCGATTAGCATGAACGAATTAACATTTGCTATCAAAGAGTTTGATAGAAGCGTGTAATCCAAAATCAGATGGCTTTTAGCGTTAAATATCGCAAAGAATGTATTGGATTCGATGGCATGACGCATCGGATTGATTTCCTATTTGATGGGTACACTGGAGGTGTGTTCACGCTTGGAGATGCTACGCCCAATATGTACAAATTAGAGATCGGCTCTTTGGGTGCGGATATATTTGAGCCTGTTCGTAGTAGTAGGCTTAACATCCAGCTCATCCGCAATTCTGTCAATGTTGAGACACTGATTGAGGATGTGGAAAACGCGCCGTATGGTGGCATTGTTGTCAATTTGTATCAGGGTAGCACATTGGCGTTCGCAGGGCTTTTAGAAACCTCTTTGGGTGATCGCGGGCGTAGGGAAACCGATGTAGTACAGTTTATTGCCAAAACGGGACTTGACTACCTTTCGACTGTGCCCTACCCGACGGATAATACAGGGCGAACAACCTTTATTGAAGTCTGGGCAAATGCGCTAAGTTTTTTGCCCTACGCATTAGGATTTAAGGTTGATTCAGCAATAAAGGTCGCCGACGGCACGAAGATAACCGATTGCAGAATTGATACGTTGGTTTACAGATCAACGAGTGATGACGGCGAAGTCAGTGAACGTTCGTGCCTGTATGTATTGCAGGAAACGCTCTCACGGTTTCTATTGTCGATCTCTCAGTACGATGGGTTTTGGTACATTCAAGCGCCGACACAATACACAGGGACGGTTTATGTAGATGAATTTGATGAAACGGGAACGTATGTGAATGACGATTCCGATGAATATCAGTCGCTCTATGACCAAGTTCAATACCGTCAGGTTCAGGACTATGAGACAGAGCGGCGCAGGCGTGCATTTACAGCCGCCGACATAACATACGCACATGGCGACATAGGCGGATGGAAAAACGGCGGCTTTGAGAATTGGGAAACGGCGGGCGGCACGTCTTGGATTCCCGATTGGACACGAAGCGACGCAGGCAAAATAGCGCGGGAAGGCGGTGACGGTTTTCGTATTTCGGACAAAGACAATTCTTTCAATAGGCATGTTAGGTTTGATCCCTATTTCTTGCCGTCTGCAAATGCGGCAACAGAGCCTCAAGCGGGCGCAGTCTTTATTGAAGCGTTGGAGGGAATATTTTTGGTTTCGGGAGCAGACTTCACACTGGCTTGGCGCGGAAAATGGACGATTGCAACCCAAAGCGTTTTTGCCAGTGAAGCCCGCGCAATGTTTTATCGAATTAAGCAGGGCGCGAATTATTGGGACGCTGTAAATAGGGCATGGACTACAACAGAAACGATCAATCAGGCTTTAGTTAATTCCGAATGGACAACGATTTCAAACGAAATCACGAATACACCTGTGAGCGGGTTTATCGAGCTGCGTGTTTATGGTGGCATAGATCATATTTGCTCTTTGAGAGCAGGAATGTTCACAGACGGTTGGGATCGGACTAAGTACGAATTTCAGCCCGGTACAGGCATTGCGCCGAATCTGAATTATTTTCTATGTGATGCCGTGGATGTGGTGCTAAAGGATTCGACTGGCGCAACACCAACTGAAACAAGAACGTCCGTTTCGGCAGGAGAATTTGGGGCAGCCGAAAAGAAATATACGTTCTCCATCGGCGATGGCCCCACTTCTACGGTGAAAGGTCGCATAACGCATATTGTTTCGAGTACGGAAACCGACACAACAACGTGGCAAGGATGTGGTATGACTGACATGCCGCTCGATGAGCTTTGTGGTCGAATTTTGGTACGTTATCTGGGCAGACCTCAAAAGAGTATATCGTATAGGTTCAAAAATTTATCCAACTTCGTGCGCCCTGTTGAAGCGCTGAATAATGGGGAAAAATGTTGGGCAAATTACTGGTTTTACGACGGTTTGGCGGGTCAGTTTGGCGGCGAGTTTACGGAAATTATTGATTTCTCTATTGATACTACTAAATCCGTGTTCAAAAATGCTGGGGCGTTTCGCGATCTATCGGGTGTTGGTATGTTTCGCTCTCAAAGCCAGAGTCTTTTCAACACAGGTACGGCGAATGTACTGACCCGTTTGTCTGCATCCATTCCATCGGGACTTATGACAAGTCTGCCCATTGAAGCCATTGGGTCGCTTGCACTAAAGGCAGGCGACAAGATACAGCTCATTGACCGAGACACGGGCGACATTCATACGCTCACTGTTGCAACAAAACCCACAGCCGCCGCAACGACTCTACAAATACAGCCCTATACATTTCCCAAATCGGTACGAATTGGCAGCCCAATCTATCGTAGCCAAGGCGATCTACTTGCTAGTGTCGTTCAAACCGATACAATTTGGAGACAAATGTATAAAGCTGAAGGAGTTTGCTATGTATCTGGTAATCAGACATTAGGCGGAACTGGATCAGTGACAGTCACGCCGACAACGGCATTTATTCCAAGTGGCACAAAAATTTGGGTAAAAACAGGTACGACTACACAGGTAGCATTTACAACGTCGGCAGATGTCGTTGAAGGATCAACGAGTATTCCCTTTACTGGATGCACAACGCAACCTTCGGGCGCAACAGGTGGATATGTTTCGGCGGGCTTGGCGCTAAAACCTGAAGGGTTTGCATCAATGTCCGAAATTATCCAAAATGCTAATGAGATATTAACACGGGCCAGCCAAACGTATGTTGATGCTATCAATAGCACGGTAATGAGCAACTCAACTGCTATTAGCCAAAATGCCTACGAAATTGCGCTTAGGGCGGTTCGCAGTCAAATCATTAACGACATCAATACCGTTACCCAAACTGCGTTAAGGATCAATCCCGACCGTATAATTTTGGACGGCGAGGTCGAGACGACGCGGGCAATACATTCATCAGACTATTCACCTGGATTGACTGGATGGGTCATAAATGGGGATGGCGGTGCCGAATTTAATGATATAGCTGTGCGAGGAACGGTCATTGACCAACTCACGCTCGGCACATACGCATCATTAGATTACACAGGCGTAACAGTATCTGACGGCGCTCTAAAATCATACATCGAACCCGCTAATTTATATGTCACTTCGGGATCGAGTGCGTCATACATGACCCCAACGAATGTAGTGATTGGGGGTTACACTGCCTGGCATGGTGGCAATGATGGCAGTGGATCGGGCTTAGATGCCGACCTACTGGATGGGTATCACGCAAGCGCATTCATGTTGGCGGGCGCAGGCCCATTCGTATCAGTGTATGATTACGACGACTTGGATGTGCTGAATAAAATCAAAAATGTTGATGGCAATGGCAGTGGTTTAAATGCCGATTTATTGGATGGATTCGATTCGGATAATTTTCTTCGCGAAGTCACATCATCGAGCGGTACAACATATAGCCCTAATTCGATTATGACTGTTGAATATCAGGGCGTTCAAGTTAAAATTTTAGTCGAGGCATAGGAGTATATCATGCAAGAATTAGATCAAATTATTAAGAAGCTATACGCAGAACCTGACGCAAACATTGCGTTTAACACGCTAAATGCAACAATCATCAGGTTTACGTCGATGGGATTGACCGACGAAGCTCGCTATCTGTCAGAGCACGTTGAGAAACTGGCAGACAAAGCGGCAAAAGCAGGGCAAAATGTGCGAAGTGCAACGCTTTTGATCAACAATTTCATTCGTTTCCGTGTTGAAGAGCGGCGTATCGCTGAATTTAAAGCACAACAGGAGGCGGCATAATGGCAACAAGAGTAATTACATTACTGGCATTTAGCTACGCCCCCGAAGCAGGACAAAACCAAATCGCAGTGCCAAACAATGTGATTTGGGACATGCCCGACGGACAGGATTGGCTAACATGTGACCCTCCAAAGGCAAAGCTATTCGATCCTTCGGGTGATCAAAATTTGGCTGACGAAATAGCAGCCCGAATAAATGCCGACGAAGTATTAGCGGCTGCTATTTCGAGTGAAGCAACTTTAAGAGCTGAAGCCGATGCCTTAAAAGCCGACAACGCGACAACTGTTTCAGGCGCAGGCTTGGCAACAGGTGGCGGCAGTTTGGCGGCAAACAGGACAATCACGGTTGCGTCTGCAAGTCAAGCGGAAGTTATCGCAGGGACAGAGACAGCTAAAGCCGTCACGCCTGCCGCATTGCCAAACGCAACAGATGCGGCGCGAGGGCTTGCAAAACAAATGTTCACGAACGACGGGACGCATTTACGCCCAAATCATACAGACACGGCGGTGCAGAATGCGATAAAGGTACGTACTCCAAGCGGCTCAAATCAGGGCAATATTGGGATTCATACTACTCCTTCTGTACAAATAGGGTACGATACACATGAATCAGGTCAAGCACTTCATCAAAAGGGACTTGTGTTTCCTGCTGCACCCTACAATGATGCAGTTGCTACATCAAGTAAGATTGTAGTCGCTCCTTATAGCGTGAGAACAGCAGCATTTACAGGTGAATTTACACAGATTCTAACGCAAATCCCGCTTAATGCAACAACAAGGGCTAATTATACCCTTACGGTTAGGCTACACGCGTTTGGATCGGGCAATAGTGCAGTTGACTATAAGATTCGTTTCACAACAAATTCGCCGTACGGCAGCGGCGGAATAGATGAATATGGAGTGAGTGTATCGGGCGGCGTAATTTCAAATAGATTGTCAAGCGTCTATATTGCAAATGTAGGCGGATTTGTAGCGATTGTTTTTCAATCGCCACATCTATTTTCAACACCTGTTTTTATCAGTATTTTGGATGCAACTGTAACGTACCAAAATGCTGGGTCAGCAGATGCGTTGTATTTGACAGGGTTCACAACGAGTATATTGACAGCAACGCCCGCGGGTGCGATACTGCTAACAACGCGTAACGATTTTGCAAATATAAATGCAGCAGGCACAATTACATCTACAGGCAATATGAGCGCCCCTGCATTTATTGTCACTTCAAACCGAGATGAAAAAGAGAATTTCACTCCGATTGATTTTGAAAAAATTGAACTAACCGGTAAGCGATTACACGAAATTCAGCGTGACCCAAAACAGTACGGGTATTTTACCTATAAAGGAAGTGCCGATCAGCGTGAGGGGTTTTATGATGCTCAATATCTGTACGATCAGATTGCAGTAATTGACGAAAATCTGGCTTTACAGATCGCTCCAATTACGCAGAATTTTCAAGCCGAACAGGTTATAGAGGGCAAAACAATTGCCGAAATACCAATGCGCAGGGCGCTTGATTACTCAAAAATCGAGAAATGCAAATCGGCATGGACAAGCAGGCTCGCTATCGCCGATTATGTACATACAGGCACATCTCGATTTATAACCGTACCCCAGTTGTCTCGTGTGCTCTCTCTTGGGCGATGGCTTCCGATAGTTGCGACAATCATGTCGCAAACAGAGGCGGTTAAAAATCAACTGCTTGGTGCGCTCGTTGCCCTAGCCTTGGCGGGTGGCGCTGAATTAGATTCAGAGGATGTTCAGCAGTTACTACTTGCCTTAGTCAGTATCGGCGCTATTACAAACGACGAATTTGCAGACATTAGCAACCTATAATTCATTCAGTAACAATAAGCCCCAACCAAACGGAAGGGGCTTATTGTTTTAAAGTGACTAAGGCTTAGACCACGTTTTGATCAACATGTACGCCGCAAATAAACCGAATGCGGCGTATGGAGCAAATGTAAGCCAATAAAGTATTTGATCTGTTTCCATTTTAATCTCCTTTGTCAATATGTGCTATTTGTTTGCGCCAAATAGCGTCGCTCTATATAGGCACGAATATCACGTCCTAAATATTTCCTCTCTCCACGCGGAACATATTGAATAAATGGCAATTCCGAGAATGGGATATTTTCGAGTGTTTTCAGGCTAATACCCAACCATTCACACGTATCGGATTTTCGATACATCCTGCCTTCTGTGGGGTATTTCACCTCACTCAAATCGTGCTGTACTGTCTCGTAATTCTTGATCGCTCTATGCACAGCCTGAATAACAGAGCGTTCAAATGCGTCAAATAATTCACTCATCTTGGTTGTATTAGTGTTTTCTTGGTTTCGTTTATTTCTTTCCTCGATTCAGACAATCGTTCACGTAATTTGTTGAAATATCTAATTACATCTATATCGTACCACATCTCATGCGTGATCTCATTTATTACTTCTTCGATACGCTTGTCTCTTGACATAAATTCGTAATAATACCTTCGCCAAACAAAACGAACTGCAAAAATATTAAGTCCCTCATGGTACAGACATTTTGAGTATTTTCGACCATTAATAGATTTAGTCCCGACCTCCACAAACCCAAAATGTCTTAATGCCTCTTCAAGTGTGCTATTAACTGCTAACTGTGTCATAATGCTACCTCCGTGTTTATATATGGGTTTAGTACTTTTAGCATTCTTTGATCTTGAATGTTAAAAATGGTCGCCTTCAAACGCTTGAAATTATTGTCGTTGAATCTGCTACTTAATGCCGATAGTTGCCTATGAAGGAAATCAAGAGCATTAAGTAACTCGTTCAACTGCTCTTGATTCATACTTGAAATATCGCGCTCCAATCCGTCGAAATCGAGGTGATCGAGCATGTGCGTGTACTCTTTAATTGTCATGCTGCCTCTCTAAGTTTATATTGGTGTAAATGTTTGATATTATTATCTAAAACTCGGCGTATATCTGCGTAAACCTGTCGTAGTGCTGTATCAAAATTCGATTCCGTTATGTTCGCGTGAAGTGTGTCGGTAATTGCCCAAATCTGCGCGCATTCCATTTCTGTAAATTGCCTATCATTATATTGTTTTGCCAATGCCCGCCACATTTCGGCGCATTTCCCGCCTGCGATGGCTAAAAAATCGAGTGACCGAGCGTCGCTAAAATCTGATTCGTCTAAAAAATCCGCTATGTCCAATCCCTGTTCTGTTTCGGCGGCAACGTGCCAATTTTTTAGATATGCGCGGATGCCATTTTTTCGACATTCGGCGGCATATTCGCCCCAAATCGCTTCTGCGCCCAAGTCTGCGAATAGAATCACATTTCGCCCATGTAAGGCTTCGCACTCATGCGGTTTTGCGCCGTACACGCCACCTGTTGCCAGCCAAATCAGATCGGGCTTGATCGCCGTCATTAGGATCGCTGTTTTTTCGCTCTCAACAATGGCGACGGGCTTGGTTTCGCTTTCGGTTTCGAGCTGGTGCAGACCAAAGAGGCACTGAACGAGGGTGTATTTTTGGACATAGCCGCGCCGTGTTCTGTAATGCCAAATGATGTATTTGCCATCTTTGCGCCGCCGTCCGTTTTCGTCGTACAGCATGACCTTTCCACCACGCACGTTTTGATCATCATCTATTTGCCAAAACACTGTTGCGCCCTCCCAGTGCGACGATGTGCCGATGTGGAAACGTTCGATCAAGCCCAGTGCAAGGCGTTCGCCGAATATGCGCCCCAAATATTGGGTAAACACATTCGCCTTTGCCCCAAAATCTGCGAGTGAACGCCGAACCAAATCAGGTTCAGCAAATGTTGGAATTGGCGGCGGCGGTGGCTTTGGGCGCTCAAATGTTTTTTGCTCGAATGTTCTTTCCACAGTGTTTTGTTGTAAATAATCGGTTGCACGGTAAAACCAACCACATGAATTGATCCGCTCACATCGCCCGACGTGGTACGGCAAATCAAATTCATTGGTGGACGTGTTGATGTAGCGTTTGTATCTGTCATGTCCACAATGTGGACAGCGGCAGAACGCCTTATCAAATTTTAGCTGATAGATTCCGCTTTTCATATTTTTCGGCGCATGTTACGCATCGGTGCTTTTCCTTACCTGTTGTGAAATCAATAGAAAAGCCTTGATGCTTGATTTGAGTGGGTAAGCCACACTCTGTACTGGGTATGATAATTGCGTTATATCCGCAATCATCGCACTTAATTCGATAGGTTATTTGTTGCGTTATCATAGTGCTTTATGAGTTCAAAAATGAGGTGAGCCTGTATTGGGCAAACAGAATCGCCAATGGCTTCTATTTGGGATCGAACCAGTTTTGGGGAAATCCCTGCATCCATGATGCGAAACCTGGTGTGAGTTTTTGCCAAGTGTGCCACACTATGAACTCGGCGAGGCTCGGATTCCAACTGGTGTCGCTCGATAATCGCTTTCCGCACGATTTTATAAGTGACAGGCTCGAAAACTCTGCCACTCGCTTTGCGTCCGATTTTGTTATCGTAGGCAACGACAAATAGCCGTTGCCGTAAGTCCGAGAATCCAAGCGTTCGCTTTGAAATAACTTGCCACTCCGCATCATACCCGATTGCGGCAAGCTGTCCGAGTACTCTTCTAAGTCCTCGATTAACGAGCGCTGGCACGTTTTCAATGACAATGTATTGAGGCATACATACGCAAATGGCTCTGTACCAATCGTACCACAGACGGGAGCGATCACCCTCGATTCCTTTGGCATTGGGGTTGGCATTACTAATGTCTTGGCAGGGAAATCCGCCTGTCCAAATAGCTCGTTCTGCTTTGGGCGGATTGCAGGTTTTAATGTCTGTTTCATGTATAGCTCCTGGATTGAGTCGTTTTAGGAATTCGTGCCGGTATGGGGATGATTCGCAGGTGTAAACCGTTTCGATTCCGCTCCACATTGCCCCCAATCCGAAGCCGCTTATCCCTGCAAAAAAATCATAGTGTATCATCTTCATACCTCCCACAGGTGTTCCAATTGATTCGGTGATCCGTTGCAGGGCCGCCAGTATTTCGGCGTAATCCGCATTTGTAGTAAGTGCCTGAATACACCCGCTTGATTAGATGTGAACAGGTTTTGCAACAGGTGTTTTCAGGCCCGAAGCCGTATGCTCGAATCATGGGATTTGGTTCAAATGCCAAGCGCCGCGCCCTGTTGTATCTGTCCTTCTTGATTGCTTCTTTAAATAGATTCATTATCATCCTCAAATAATGGTACTGGGTGGACAATACCACCTCGTTCTATGTACTGTTGTATTCTGCGTGTGCGCGCGCGCATGGCGTTATTGTGTAGTTGTGGCAGTAGTACATCCCAACCAATGGCTCTGGCTCGCTCCATAACCCCCGCCGCTTTATCTGCTATCCACATTTTTTTGGGGTCTTTGCGCCGCTTTGACTTGCCTTTTTTATAGACAGGGAAATCATTTGGATTTAGGCGCTCTCCATAATATTCGGGCAGGCTATCAACCCGATCTATAAAAAACTCCAAGGCGAATAGGCTCGCTTTTTTGCAGATTCGCCGCCAAAGACGTATCTGCCTGTTTCTGTGCTTTCGTTCAATAGTCCATTTCATATTAGCCTCCACATATAGGGTTATTTATTTTCTGAACCACCTCTCTATCATGTAGGCATGTACCTCTTCGGTGATGTCCAGAGGTCCAAGAATACCAAATGTCGAAAGAAATTTATTTTTAAGGAAGGCTTGAAGCCCTTCCTCTGTCTTACTCCATGACATATAAAACCCTGCTATGCTTGAGCAGTAATACATATCCCCTAAAGATGATGCGTGTAAGCCTTTTACAAGATGCTCATCTCCATTTTCGAGTACGATGTATCCTACTCTTTGACCAATACTCATAGTTTTTCCTGTTTGGTTACTGTTCTTCATTGTCATCATAATTATTCGATATGTGTCGTATGTGTCATAAGTGTCGTATGTGTCACCTTGACACTTATTTATGTACGATACTGTATCATTTGTTACCATAATATTCATAAGTTATTGTTTTTAAATACTTTAAACAAAACTTATATACAACTTTAGTTATGTGTCAAAGGGACACTTATGACACATACGACACATACGACACTTATTTTGGTTTTTTGTAGATCGCCTTTTTCGCCTTATCCGTATGTAAAAGATTGTTTTCCTTGAGGTCTTTTAGCCATCTGTAAACAGTTTTTCTTGAAATCCCTTGTTCAGTGCCAACCCGTTCCGCTTCGCTCCCTTTAAACTCTTTCGGTAACGCTTTGTAAAAGGCTTCGAGTTCGCGCCCAATGCCGTTTGTTTTCGTGTCCTGTTTGGGTAGGTACTGTGATAGTCTAAGCGCATGATCGGCGTGCATAAGGGCAATAGAAAGCGCCGTATTAAAGTCTTGGTCTTCGCACTGGGCGCTGGTTAGGTTTCTCATATTTAGGCCCGTGTCATGTAGGCGCAAAATCGTTAGGATTGAGGCAATGCGTAGGGTTATTACGCCTGCTCGCTTGATGACGGAATCCAAGTAGTCGTTTGAGTAGTCGGCGCGTGTTTGTTTGAGTAGGGCGGCAAATGTTGATTCGTGTTGATCCCATTGTGCGTCCGATAAATAAACCCAAAGCGGATTTGGCTCGCCATTGGATTTTTTACGTTTCGATAGCTCTAAATGCAGTGTGTCTAATCGCTCGCCGTATAAATCCGTCATGTCCATTAAATCGGATGAACGTTGCGTAGGTCGCTGATCCTGCCAACCACCGCGATCTGTGAAAAAGTAGGGTGCAATGCGCGACATCGTGCCGTTTTCGGCACTGGGCACGATTCGGAAATACTGCGATGTCGTACCTGATAAGACCATGCTTAGGTTAGGTCTTGCGATTTCAATTTTGCGCCCGTTGCGGTTTGTGTTTAGTAGTTCGTGATGGAATGCCTTGCGCCAGTACGTGGAGTAATCGCCCCAATCCTGTTGAATTGTGTTCGCCAATACGTCTATTTCTTGCTCGAATACTAATCCTGAACCGCCGTTTTTGTAAAGGCTTTCGATAAAGGCGCTCGCCGAACTATTCGCCGAGATAGCAAGCGATTTTTGCAAGGGTTCGGGTTCAATAAAATCTGAACCCTCCTTTTTCGCTTCGCGTTCACGGCGTTTGAAGTCCCTCAATTCATTTTCTGAATCGGTAACCATGCGCCGATGTGTTGGAAGGTAAAGGCGGGCGGCAATCGAAAGCGCGCCTTTACCTGATCCTGCGGGCGCAACAACCGCAACGTAATAATCGGGCGAATATGCTCCGTCGCGGTGAGGTGCGCGAACATTAGGCATGAGTGAACCCAACACGGGCAATGCGCTGATTAGGAATACATTTCGTTGCACTTCGCTATCGAAATAACAGCATATTGATTGCAACGTATGAGGTAGCGATGTAAAAACATCGGGATTTATATTTTGAGCAAGTTCGACGGCATGGAACGCCTCGCCTGTTTCCTCAAAATCCCCATCTTCTAAGTTTAGGTCTAAATCTTGCAAACTCATGTCTTTGAGGATTAGGATTTGGGTTGTAAATACGCTCTTGCTTGGTCAATGAAATGTGCCTCATCTTCATCGGATGTAAATTTGTGTTTCCTCTCGATGTAGCCTTTGAGTACATTTTTTTGAGCATCCGTCATTTCGGATTCAGTATCAATGCCCAAGTTTTCAAGAACGATATGCCGCCAATCCATACCCAAGATTTCAAGCGCATTTTCCTCAAGCCATACCGTTTTTGGGTCGCGGGGCGGCTCATATAGCTTCATGCTTGGGTGATCAGGTAGTGAACTGGGTTCGTTCACTACTTTGGCATATCCTACATGAACCAACTCTTTTTGAGTGCTTGGAATGGTTTCGACTTCTGTTTCATCTAACATTCCAAGCCCAAACATGGAGAGGGTAACACGCCGTTTTGCTTTCGTAATTGCCTTCATCATCGCATTGGCCAGGGCTTCGTCTTTGAGCGCTTTAATACTTACAGCGCCAATTTCCTCATCATATCGTCCGCTTGCATCACGTCCGCGCGCGGTCACGACGTATAAGTCGCCTATAATCTCTTTTGAAATCACCTCAATCGAAACGCCGTAAATTTTGCGGAGCTGATCGGTTGCACCTTTTTTTGCGTACAACTGCATCTTTCCGTTTAGCTTTATGTACTCAAACGGTTGGGTCAAGGGATTCAAGCCGATGGATGTACATACAGCGCTGTAAAAATTGGCTCTCTCATTTGGCGTGAGGCTTGCAAGGTCGCCTTTTGCGATCACTTGCTCAATTATGTTTTCCGTTGGGACGGCTTGGATTGCATTGCTATTGTTCATGTTATTATTGGTTTAAAATGTCTGTCCAGTGTCCTTCAGTTTCGGCATGTGCCAATTCTGCCGCCATGCAAAGCGCATCTTTTCGCAGAAGTTCAAGCTGGGCTTCGTAGGAATCTGCCTGTTCCTGCATCTGTTGCTTTAGGCTCTCAAATTCCGAGTACAGGCGTTTGTATGTCTTGTTCTTATAGTCCGAAGAAAGGATGTTGAACTGTGTAGGGTTAGGTATCATTTCGTGTCTCCTTATGGGTTAGTGCTTCTCTGATCTCATCGCTTGTCCAGTGCCGTTCAATTAGGCGCTGCATACGTTGGCAGTCGACCTGTAAATCCTCATAAGCTGCTTTTAATTCGCGCTCATGGCGACGTTTGATGTCTGCTATTTCGTCCTGTGAAGACTTGTAATTAGCGTGTAGTTGCTTGATGATTTGCCCGCAATCCTTTAGGTGTCGCACCCAATCCATGTTTGGAATTGTCATGGTTAATCTCCCATCATCTTGTTGTAAAACCAGTTTACAATGTCAATGCAAAGCGCGCCATTCAGCATATAGAGCTTGCAACAATCTTTTGGAATCCACCGATTTTCACCTTTCTCAAACTCAATCAGGTACGACATTTTTGTCTCATGGATTAGCTTGATTCTTCCTATCGTAGTCATTGGTATCATTGTTCTTCCTCCCAATCTCTTTCGGCTAATAATTGGAATCCTGCTAACCACTCTTGATGCTGTTCCGTCTCCAAGTCTTCGTTAAATGGGTTTGCATCTGTAGTTCTGTATTCTCTATAGGCGCGCTTCCCCATTTTGTAGGGTGTATCATCTTTTGATTGAGGCGTTTGCTTTGGTAGGCTTTGCCCAGTAAATGCCATTACCATTGCTACTTGAAAGTGACTCATGTTGTTATGATTTTGATCAATTCATCGTTCTGAAACTTGCTCATAAACATTTTGGACACCTTATAGAAATCCTCCAGTTTCCATTCCGTTGTGCCTTCGTTGAGCTTATAAGCACGGTTTTTATTTAGTCCCGACATTCGGGCATTGCCCGAAACGGTTAATTGGTAATTGTTGCGCAGACGTTGGAACGTCGCGCGGATTGTATCTTGTAGCATTTTTTTGCCTGTTTTATTCGCTAAGATGGGGAACGCCTTAGCGGTTATGGTGATGGGAATACTACTATTTTAGCAGTGTTCGAGATAGAGTGCGAAAACCCAAAGAACAAAGGTTAAGAGCACTGCTTTTGATGGGTTGGCGTGATACCATGCCCAAAATTTTTCGTATCGCTTCATGTCGGTTGCTGTTCTTTGACTTCGTTAGCGCCTTGGGTGAAGCCGTCTTCCCATGCGCCCCAAATGAGCGTAATCTCGTTTCGGTACGGATTCTTGTATGGAAGGGAGTTTATAGCGGCAGCGAAGCCCTCGTTAAAAGCCTTTTCCTTCCACAGCCTTAATTTGCAATACCCTACAATCCGCTCGCGCCAAACCTCCCGTGAGGCTTTTTTGGCGCTTTGGCGCTTGCCCGATATTATATCGTGGAGGATGTTGTAGCGTAAGCCATACTTGTTGGCTATTTCGGTTTTGATCCCATGACCGCACTCGTCTAAAAGCGCGGTCATTTCTTGGTCGGTTGAAAGTTTCATGTTCATTGATTTAAAAGTTAGAATATCATAGTTGAGCACCACTGCCATTGCCTTCGTCGCCGTCACCGAATCCGTTGCCGTTGCCGTGGGTATATTCATAGTGTCCGCTAAAACCACTGCCATAGCCATCTCCTGCGCCATCGCCATGAATGTCGCCATAGCCACACGCATAAATACCATTGAGGCAGTCATAGTCGTAGTCGCCGTCATCATCGCCGTTCAATTCGTAGCCATAACCGTCGCCGAATGAATGAGCATATCCGTAGCCTGTGCCTGACCCGAAACCGTCTAATTTGGCAGCCCTACGAATACGTCCCGATTCTCTAGGGAATGTGAACAAGGCAAGTTTGACGCTTGACACGTAAAAACCTGCCTCTTGGCAAGCCTCAAATACGCCTGCATAACAAGCGCCTGCGCGGATAATGTCGCAGTATGTTAGTTGCTTGAGCTGTTCCATACTTTTGCGGCGGCTTCGGGTGAAACAAGGAATACGGCTGTGACATCGTGCAGAACGAGAATGTCACTGGCTTCGGAAAGTTTGGATTCTTCGGTTGGGCCAGACGCGCAAAGCTGTTGCAGTCCATTTGTTGTGCCCCAACGAATTGCCATAACAGCATTTTTCAGGTCATAGAGTGTTGGGTTGGAAAGGTTGGCATCTTCGCTAATTTGGGCGAACCATACGTCTTTGTGAATGGTTGTGATTAGTACGTTTTTCATTGTTTTTGTTAGGTTTAGTGTGAGAAAATGGAGGTCGTAGATGGATTTGAACCATCTGCAAATTTGGAGGAGGGAAATTGCGTTCTGTACCCACCACAGTACATTCCAGAACCCGACCAAAGGGAAGAATTAGGCGGCTTGACGATAGGAACGATTTTGATTAATCCCCATGATCAGGCGCTCGCACATCGCGTATGTGAGTGCTTTCGACGAATTGCTTACGCCGTATGTGATGGCGCTCACTAATTCGCCGCGCTTTTTGTCCCATTCGCCGCCATACGCCCCGCGCCCAACGCTATGGAGACGAATTTGCTGATCGCGGCTAAATGCCTTGCCGTAGATCATTACGTCGCCCTTTTTTGCAAGGCGTTTAAGTTCGTCGCTGTCAATGCGATACGTCTCGTTAAAGACAGACACGCATATAAACAATTTGGTGCGTTCGCAGTAGTTCAGGCGAACGAATTGGCGACCGTTGCGGCGACAGAAAAAGTCTGTCTTCGCTCCGTTAAACGTAGGGATTTCAAAGAGAAATTCGCCTTGTTCAGTGGTATGGATTAAAGTTGCTTTCATGTGTATAAATGAGTTATATTTGCGTTATAAACTTGGTATAAATATATATACTTTATTAACTTTATGCAACTAAAAAAGCATAAAGTTATATGAATCAATGGTGAATATGAATTACGCTCAATTAATTAGGGAAAAGAGAAAGGGGTTGGGGATAACTCAGGCAGAGTTTGCAAAATTAGTCGGTCTGAGTCAGCCTATAATTGCTCGTTATGAAAATGGCGCAACCACACCTCACCCCAACACGTGGAGGGATATTTGCCGCGCTTTGGGAATTGATTACGCCGAAATAAAAAAGCCGTTACCTACGGAGGAAACGGCTAATGAAGATGCAGAAACGAAGTTGTTGCTTGCTGAATTGGCGCGGGAAATGCTTATTGTAAAACATGAACTTCGCAAGGTTTCCGACGAATTGGCACAGCTTAAGGCGGAAAAAACGAATAGTGAACTTGAACACTCGTTTTAGTCTTTGACGGCAGATCATTCATTGTATCCTCCTATGTTTAATTAGATTAAGCGAAAGGTACATATACTTTTTACATATTGTCAATATGTGACATATAAATATGGATAGATTAAAGGAATTATGGAGTGATTCTCCGACATGGTTAAAGGGTATTATCATATTTTTTGGTATTATCATGCTCGGTAACGCCCTAAAGACGAAGAAAACAGAACCATTACCGGCATACGAAAGCTCCGATCTTGTAAAAATTAAAGCCTTTAATGATGTTGATGGACTTCGGGACGAATTGTCAAGTCATGGAATTGGCACTCTAAAGTCATGGCATGAAAATGGAGATGGGTATATCTCGCTTACAGACTACTACCAACCAAGTGGCGACGTGTTTTTAGGTAATAATTTTGCGTATTATCTCACCTCAAAAGATCGCAGGTTTGTACAGACTTTGAAACTTGTACTCAACATAAACAAAGATGAGGATGCCAAAAAATCAAAGGCATTATTTTCATCGCTCATGGATAGGGTTTATTCCTCACTGGGCAGTAGCGCCCCCAAAGCGCTCAACGAGGCATTGAGTCAGGATAAGAACTTTGCAATTGAAAATGATTCTATGGATGTGAGATTAGAGCTTGATAGGTCGAAGATCAAGACGTGGAAATTTTCAATTGAGGCAAAAAAATCAATTTTGAACTAAAGAGAAATGAGCAATTTTCCTTTTGACCAAAATCCAGATGGCATAGCCCTGTTGGTTGCGATCGGCGTACTGATAACCACGCTCTGCTATCTCCTGCGGTGACCTGAATTTCAACAATAAAAAACCCCTTCTTGCTAACGGATGGTGTCTAAGCTCCCGATTTGCATTGAAGGGGTTTTTTGTTTGGTACAACGAAATAAATATACGAAAAAAACTCTAATTATCGCCAATTAAGGCACTAAAAAACGCCCAAATTAGAAATGCGCCGATAATTATAATCGGCATTGCACCCATCACATTTTCAGGCATTTGTTTCACCCTCCCCCACCTCGCAAATGGCGCTATTTTGACGGTACGCCCCCAGTATGCGATTAACTTTCGAGTAGGAAACACCTGTTTCGGCGGCGATTTGGCGTAGTGAAACAGCACCGGCACGTTGTCTTTCCTCATACTGCAACACCTGTTGTTTCACGTCTGTTTCAGGTTGTTTCACACTCATTTCGGGCTTAGGTAGTTGAAACCCGAAAATACTGCCGTCGCCATTTATTTTAAGGTCAATTTCACTCGGAAACGGTGTTTCAGGCTGTTTCGCGACTGTTTCATTATCCAAGACAATGGATTTCATCGCGGTTAGAATGCCCTGCGCCAGTTCAAGCCCGACAAATTCGGAGCATGATCCCGACATGATTGAGGCAATGTAGGCTGTCATGCTCGTTTTGCCCAAATCAAAAGCCACCTGCCCAGCGTCCAAATCATGTTTCATTTGTAGGTCACGTATTTCAAGCAGTACAGGTGAAACAGATTCATTTACTGTTTCAGATTGTTTCACTTCTGTTTCATCCAGAACACTGTGAACTGTTTCAATCTGTTTCACAACATCCGTCACATCCCTCGCACCCGAAACAGATTCGCCGCTCAAAATATCTTCAGTGAGCGTGTTATAGTAGTCGGAGTATTCAATCATCCGACTCTGATACGCTTTTGACCCATACCGCTTGTCGTAGATTGATCGCAGACCCTGCGCCATTTTATTGGCTCGACGATCAATCTCACGGATCATACGTGCCTTCGTGATATGCGAAGCCGTTGCCTCAAAAGCCGCCGTGTACTGGGCTTGGAGCATAGCCTCACGCTCGGCATCGTTCGCCGTCTCAACAGGGTCCAAATCGTAGAAAATCCGCTTGAGCCAAATTACCGACGAAATTGAAGCAACCGTACTGCCACAGAGAATCCAAATCGCATCGGTGATGAAAAAGCGCCCAACTATCCCAAACGCAATAAAAGCGCCTGTAAGCCACGACAACATTTCCAGCTCGCGCTTTTGTGCCAGTGACACCATTGAGCGTGCGAATAGCTTGGTCATAACGAAACACACATCTACAATCAGCGACACGATAAATAGACCAATCGTCACCCAAAAGCGATCTGTTTCGCCAAGACCTTTGAAATGCAAGGCGTGATTTGTATAGAACTGAATCGTGAGCGATCCACCTGCCAACACAACCGATAGCAGTAGGATGACCAGTGTGCGTTTCCATGAGAAGGCTTTGTACTCATGCGACATTGAAAAATCTGTTTTGGGTACAACGCGCCCTTTTTGAATTGTGGTATTTTGTGCCATGATATTATAGGATTTAATACGTGTAACTAATTTGGTTACAATATACAAATTTTAAATTGCGGTGTGTAACTAATTTGGTTACATTTAGGACATGAAAACATTAACAGAAAAAGAATTTAGAGAGTTGGCAGATCAAATCTCGCTACAACTACGCCAACAAATGACAACGACCGATGTTGCGAAACGGTTTAATACAAGCCGGGTTGTGATCTCTAATTTGTACAAACACGAATCTCGATATGACGGCGTTCGCAAACGCATTATCGAACAGGAAATGAATTGCCAAATTACTATTTTGTATAATTTGGAAACCTAAATTTTTTAGCGTAGTTTACGCACCGTCTAAGCCCCCGTTTTGCAATACTCAAACGGGGGCTTTTTATGTTTAATGAGGTTCTATTCTTTAAGAATTTCAGAAGGGTATTCCGTATCAAACTCTCACAGGTTCAAGTTGATACGATCAAGGCTATCCTGAATACGGAAGATTGGAACGGCATTTCCATTTCTATTCCCCAAAGGGCGTATGTACTCGCCACAGCATTTCACGAAAGTAAATTCCGACCCATCAAGGAAATTCGGGCCAGAATTGGTACCGCACTTCGCACTATTCAGGATAAGTATTGGGCATCGGGCTTCTATGGACGTGGTTTGATCCAGCTCACATGGCAAAACAACTATCAGCGCCTTGGGCAACGCATTGGCGTGGATTTACTTGGTAATCCTGATCTGGCTCTCCTTCCCGAAATTGCCGTCAAAATTCTATTTAGTTGGTTTTTCGACGGAAACCATGCAGGCGAACGCATTTCAAAATATATCAATCCAAGTCGCCGTGACTACCTCAATGCACGTCGTTTGGTGAACGGTACGGATCAAGCGGAAGCGATCAAGGGCTATGCAGAAGCGTTTGAGAAAATTCTGACTGAATCCCTCGATGTCACACCCATAGAAGTGCCAGTGCTACCAAGTCGTATTCCAGAACCCGACGTGATGATTCAGGAATTACCTGACTTAAGCGATCAACAATACAGCGAAAAGCCAAAGCTAAGCACTAAACAAAAAACGGGACTAATTGCAACGGTGATCGCTTTTATCAGCGACTATGTTGGGATTGACCAAAGTTTCCTATTCTCGATCTACGATCAAATTGCGCCATATTGGAGCACAAAGGGATTTCGGATCACGATTTATGTCGTGATTTTGGCTGTGCTATATCTCAAATGGTCGGGTAAATTTTCAAACATTAAAGCACGTTTAACATCTGCAATCCAGGGGTTTAAAAATGCAAGATAATTTCCAAGAAAATGAATCAAACAAAATTTCGGGACTATTTGAGTTCCTAAATGAGCACTACAAGGATATTCGACCTGTGCTAATGCTCATTTGTGACCGAGCAGAAAACGGCATCATTGCGAATCTATTTCCGAGAGGAATTATAGCAACCAAGATCAAGCCGATTATTCCAAAACTTCGAGCGCTCATTGAGAGGCTCGACAAAACAGTTTAAAACACCCACGCCGCCCCTACCTCCCTAAAGGACATGAATAAAACTATGATTTATCCGACACACAATTTTAGTCCAACTGCAATAGGTTTAGGTTTGCTGGCATGGGCATTAGCACAGATTTCGACTGCAAATAATGTGCTGCACTTGTTGACCGAGTGGGGCGGATTTCTGTCAATGGCTCTCGGGTTGGGGGCAGGAATATACAAGTGTATTGAAATTTACCGACGAAAACAGTCGAGGCTCAACAACATCGAGGGACGCATCGGCGATGGTGAACAACTCGTTTCGGAGTTACGCCAACAGCTCGACATTCTGCAAGCGACGGCGAAGGAGCGGGACAAACTTATCCTCGACTCCTCCGCCACCTATAGATTCGCGATGAGCTTGCAGTTGAATCTCGAGAAGCAGTTCGGGGATGATGCAATTGCAGAGCGCAAGAAAGCAGCCAAAGAGAATGACAAGCAGCTTAAGGATGCAGAAGATTCTTTATTCGACTCACTCAAAGCCCGGACGTTGGATGAGAAATCATACTACGCAGCAGCCAACGACCTCGAGGCAAAGCGTGCGGCAGCGGCTAATGATTCATTGAATTTCTTGAAGATTGCCA